TGTTGGTTGCGGATATCATCCCTTCAAGGGTCGTATTCAAAACATCATTGGTATCGATCCATACAACAACTGTGCTGACTATGAAGTTGATATATTAGAGTACAAAGTAAAACCAGAAAGCCATGATGTAATTATAGCATTAGGTAGTATTAACTTTAATAGCAAGGATGAGATTGAAACACGATTCAGTCATTGTATAAATCTGTTGAAGAATAATGGAAAATTCTATCTACGTGCTAACCCTGGTATACCTCATAAGACAGGACCTTATGTTGATATCTTCCCTTGGACTTTTGAAGTCGTAAATGAGTTTGCTGAAAAATACAATCTTAATTTAGATACGTTTAAAAAAGATGCCAACGATAGATTGTATTTTGTTTACACAAAACGATAGCCGAAAAAATAGACCCCGAAGGGTCTATTTTACATTGTGGGTACGTTCCCACTACGCATACCAACTGTTCCACCTTCTGCTTCGATACGCTTGATAACGTCCTCAAATAAGATAGGAGTAAAATCAGTTTGCTCAACACATACACAATGATAACGTACATCGTTTTCAGTACTGTATAATGTTGCACCTGTCTTAGCATCGATTCCCCTAGCCTTCTTCACTCTGTTAGAATGTAAGTGACCGTGAATGTTAACACCAAAACGACCTAACGATGCTTCATGTAACGGGATGTGACTTAAAATCATTCCGTTCATTACATGATATGCACGTAATTCTCTAAAGTACATTCTATACTCATCATCACGAAAAATGTCATGGTTGCCACGAATTAAAACCTTGTCACCGTTTAAGCGGCTTAATGTCTTTAAAGACTTGCGGTTAATGACAACATCACCTAAGTGATATACTTTATCGTTTGGACGTACTGTATCGTTCCAACGCTTAATCATTTCCTCATCCATTTCATCTGGATCAGTCCATGGACGAATCTTAGTAACACCGTCTGCTTCTGTGAATCTACACACTCCGGCATGACCAAAGTGTGTGTCACTTGTTAAAAATACTGCTGGCATTATACCCTCTCTTTCTTTACTCTACCTATTCGGCTAGCTTTGTTCCAATCGTATGCAACACCATCTGGACATAGACCGTCTACTACACTGTCAACTCCAAACATACCACACACTTCAAAGTCTATACCTTTGATGGATACAAACTCATTCATCTTCTTTGCCAAGAACATTGCATCATCTAATGAATATACTTCATATTCTGCATTCTTGCCTATTACTTTAAACATATTATTCCTTTACGCAACCATCCAGTGGTCGTTTTCTTTGTATTCGATGGATTCACTTCCATCATATTCATTTACTTTAAACAATGTACCTTCTGGTATCCATTCTACTTCCAAGTCTGTCATGCCACCTTTGTAGATTTCAGGATACTTCAGTGTTACATATGTATCTAATTCAGCCCACTTTTTGTTCTCAACAAATTTTACGATTGCTGGGTCAAAAAGTATTTCAGGAGTATCATAGTTCCATGTGTACCATCCTGCACCGAAGCCAGGACTGTACAACACTGCTACCTTTCCATCTTCAATTAACTTGTTCATTCTATACTCTTAAAAGTTCGCCAATCATCAACGTTTGGCTTTTCATCTTCATCATAAGTCCAACCCAGTGCCTTCATCATGCGATGCTTGACTAGCAAGTTAGGGCTACGGAATCTTCCCGTATCTTCAAAGCCCATCATCACACCAACTTCACACACTGCACCACTACGGCAGATACCTGCATAGCAATGGACAACTACATTCATCCTGTTGTCTTTTGCATGTTGCAACAGTCGGACTAATTCGTTTGCTTGCTCCTGACTGCAACGCATTGCCTCGTCAAGAACCACATCATTTTTTTCAACGTCCAAGAATTCAAAATTGTGAATCTCTTTGAACTTGTGAGCGGGAACGGGTCTCCAACTTGCCGGGTCAACAATGCTAATCAGCATACTATTCTCACCGGCTTCGTGATGAAACCTAGTTGGTATATCTGCCGCCGCTACGTTTTCAATCCACATTTCTAACTCCTTAATATTAGTATTATACATCCAAACTGATTTATTGTCAAATTTTAGATATGGGAAAAGGTCTGAGCATTTCTACTCAGACCCTTTAGGGGGTTAGCACTTTAACATGCGTAACGATAGCTCATGATGGTCTTCATCATGATGCCTTCTGGAGTGAACTCAGAAGGATCAGCACCTAGCAAGCTTGCCATGATGCTTGGGCTAAAGCCAGAGACTAGAGCCGCACCAGACTTGTCTGCCTTGACAGGGGCGTTACCGCTACTGTTCAAGTTCCAGAACACTACGCTAGGCGCAGTGTAGCCTGCTTCTGCATACTTGCGTTGGATCATTTCCATTGCAGAATCATCGTGGGTTACACATTGATTGAACTGCATGTCAGAAAGGATCAACAACATCTTAGGCATGTCGCTTTCAGGAACAGAGTTCTTGACCGCAACACTTAGGATCTTGTCCATAGCCTTGTGCAAGTTAGTGTCCATTGCCCAAGTGGAGTTAACCATTTGGTTGATCTTCTGAACGATAGTACCCTTTAGAGTAACTAGTTCAGGAGTACCACTGAAGGTCAAGAATGTGTCCTTGAACGCACCCTTGTTCTTGTCAGCTAGGTAAAGACCAAGCGATACACTAACGTCCAAACATGTTACACTACCAGTTCCGCCTGCTGGGCAAGACATAGAACCAGATACGTCTACCAATGGTAGAATGTTTGCATCGTTCATGTAGTTAGGCAATGCATCCCATTGTGCAGTCACGTGATCCAATTCGGTCTTACCCAAAGTAGAACGGCCGTACGCAGAGATTAAACCCTTCAAGACTTCATGAGGGAACACTGCCGAAGCATTGACCTTCACAGTCTTGTCACCACTGACCAACTTAGCAACATATTCTGCGAATGTTACAGAATGACGGTTGAACGCCTTCTTGTAGATTCGTGATGCCTGTGAAGGCACATGTGAATAGTTGATGTTGTCCCAATCGTTAGCACACATTTGTGTTTCAACAACCTTAGTCATTGCCACAAGTGTCTTACGATATTGCTTAGGACTCATACCGAAGAATTCACGGATTTCACGTGCTACTTCACCCTTACGAGGAGTCCACTTTGCGGCTAAGCCGTTCTTTGCACGAAGGTTGTCACCTAGCAAAGAATATGCCTTAGCCTTAAGATCCTTGTCCTTAAAGACAAACAAGTCATCGAAACGACCTACTTCAGGAATCTTAACTAGCAAACGTGCTGCCGCTTCTGGGTCATGCTTTTCCAAGTATGACAAGATATCACGGAACAGTTGACGTTCACCTGCACCACCACGTGCATCACGTGCCCACAAAGCCACACGCAAAGCGAGGTCCTTGTCTTGCACATAAGCCGCAGTGAATGCTGGGATAATGTTCTTACCACGGCTTGCGCCGATGTTGTAGAATAGATCAACCACTGAGTTAGCGGTTGACTTACGAGCCTTCATACCGTTTGTAGTACGGGCTTCTTGATTTGCGATTGCGTTTACAAATGCGTTCATTTTATTTACCTCTCAGAATGTGTTTTGTTTTCAGATATTGGTTGAAATTTAAATTTGCTGTTAACATTCTATGTCTCTAGCAGGATGAGTGAAACGGTTAAGTTTATTTTCTGGTCTACCTCATCCCCTGTATATCGGTTCAGTTTCGTAGACCCTATCAACAATTCATGTTGACTATCTAGTAATTGTGTCTGCTACTAGCAACATACAAAGTCTTTCCAATGTGTCGTCTATTCCTTCAATGTCTAGTTTCCTAGAACAGTATTTCTACTGTGTCCTGCGACCATCTTCTATAGCAATTAGTTCAGATTTTATGTTTAAGTTGCTGTAATCATCCTAGAATACAAACAGGTTAGTTGTTGACTGCTTTTATTAAACTCAGGCCATCACTCTGAGCTTGTTAGTCTTGCTTCAATGAACACCTTCAACGCTACACAGTTTTACCTGCTTTGCTCCAATGATTCACCACAGTGTCTAACAGTTCCAATAAAGTATGGATTGCTGTACCTAACCTTTTAATCTTTCAATACATGTATTGTAACACTGTATTGATTTATTGACAATTGCTTTTGGGCAATTTATTTGGCATCCCCCCAAGGACTCGAACCTTGACTAACGGTTTTGGAGACCGGTATGCTGCCATTACATTAGGGAGATATTGTTTATAAATTCTTTCTAATTCGTTTTAGATATTCACGACCTACTAGACCAGCTTCGATTTCCATCAATGCAGTTACAATTGGTCCTGCTTTAGTATTAAGTGTAGAACGATGTCCACGCTTTAATTCTCTTACACGTTGTGAGGCAATAAGAACTAAATCAAATCGACTCCCAACCATGAGTGCGGCTTCTTCACTTGTATATCTTGCTCTGCTTTCAGTCATAACATCTTTCTGTTGTTGTAAAACTTTGGAGCGGGTACCGAGAATCGAACTCGGGCTCTAACCTTGGCAAGGTCACAGGCTACCATTACATCATACCCGCTTATCTTGTAACTTTTCTGACTAACTTGTACCAGTAGTATTTGAAACCACGAAATACAATTATATCAAAACTAATTATGGGAGTAACTTCTTTTACAATATGTCCATATGCACGACTAATCACATCTTCACTTTTGCTCATAGTTACTCCTTTATGTTTGGTACATCGACACGGTTTCGAACCGCGGACCCTCTCCGTGTAAAGGAGACGCTCTACCCCTGAGCTATCGATGCATAATTCTATCTAACCACCCTGGGTACTATCTTTAACTTCTGTATCAACATCAATATTAATATTAGATGATTCAATACGACTAGTTCCCGGAGGAGGTTGCTTGTCATCATCTACTTGATTTTTTCTAAAAATATTGTCCCAGTTATTATTAAATGTGTTTAAGTTAACACTATAGGGACGGGGTCTACTGCCCTTGCTCACTT